CTTCTTCTTAGGTTTGGGTGAATTGAACGCATCGGCTTCCGCGTCCTCACCACTCGCCTCCGCCTCAGCGGCTGCCGCCACCGTGGCGATGGTGGGCTCTTCTGGCTCCGCCTCCTCCTCGACCTGCTTCTTCTTTCTCGCCGGGGACGCCGGTGCGGGTGACTTTCTCTTCGCACCAGGTTTCGGGCCGGGTTTCGCCTTCGTTTCCAGGATCGCCCCCCTCTTCAAGAGTTCACGGAGGAGTTCCCCTACTTTCGTGTTCAGTACGTCCCTCATCAACCTATTTAAGACTGCTTTTCCATACTCGTCATCATCGCATGTTTTTGCCAAATGTATGAGTTCATCGTAATTATGTTTGCGCAATAATTTCGCGACATCATCGGCACTGGTAACTTGAAACATTTTCGGGGGTCGTGAAAATGAAATTGAAAATTGCTCACTTTTTGACGCAAGATGTGAATTTCGGACAGATTTTGGGCCGAAATTGAGGGGGTCAACAGATTTCTCGTGCGTCGCGGAATGAGGGAAAATCAGGTTTTTTTTATTAACATGGTCATATCTTCGGGCGTCGCGGGGGGCATCCGCTCGAGTTCCAAAATACCCAAACTAAATTGTTCGCACACCCCCTCGAGGGCCGCGGGGGGAATTTCTTTTTCGAAGACGACGGATTTGCACCCGGCGTGGTTGTGCCCACACGGAAGGATCTTCCACCCCTGCGGGCCGCCGAACTCCGCGACTTTGCGTTGGATCTTCGTGAGGGTGTTAAAGTAGACGCGGACGAGTTCGTCCGTCTCCGCGCCGATCACGGCAATCTCTAAGAAGTAGTCGTCGCCGAGCGACGGCTGGAACGCGTCGACGAGATCCATCTCTGGCGGTGGTGTGTGGCGCACCAGTTTTTTTTTCTTTGGAGGAGGTAATGATTCCTGTGTACACCCTCCAAAGGAAAGTAAAAATAAATAATCTAATTTTAGAATTTCCAATACGCTACAGATTAAATCCCTATGTGGAGGTTCTAATTACCATAGAGGACCCCGCATAGGCCATCCTTCGCCTTCAATATGTTGTAGTTCACCGCATACAAGGAGTGTTGCGTGTTACCACCGGTCGGGCCTTCGATGTGAATCTTCGCCCCGTCCACTCGGGAGAGGTTGAGGCTACCGCTCGGTTGGGAGCGGCCGAAATTGAGACTGAGTGGCCAGGTGAAAACCGGGACGGTGTCCAAGACCCCATCCGGGAGGTTGGTGCAGTGCAATTCCGGCACAATAGTGTGGTGATACACATTGGACATGTTTTCGAAGAGAGGGGTGCCGTTAATGTACATCGTGGCATCACCCGTGAACGTCCACTGGTCGGACCAGTGACCTCCAGTGGCCTTACCGGAGACCACGTGGATGGACTTGGTTGGGTGGTTGAAATAGGAAAGGTCGTATTCGGTGTCAGTGTTGGAAGCCAATTGGCGAGAGACTTGAGTGATCAACATTTCGTACGGTTGCTTGACGAAGAAATCGCGCTCGACGGTGTCCAAGTAGGCGAACATACCGTACACCTTCGGTGTGGCGGACGGGGAGAACGTTCCGCCGCGGCACTTGACGGAGATGGTCACCTCGGCGTATTGCATGGCGAGCAGTGGGAGGGCCTTGGTCCAGTCTTCGGAGAACCAGAACGGGATGACGTAGTGTCCAGACGCACCCGCGCTGTTACCTTCACCGTTACCCTTGACCACGGCCGTCGTCACGGAGGAGGACGCCTTCGCCTGGGACGGTTGCATCAAAACGTTGTGCACGGCCTGAACGTACAAGGCGTCGATCGTGACCACCGGCTGACCGCCGATGTTGAGGGTGAACTCGGTGGGGACTTGCACGTCTTGGGAGTAGAAGCCCGTGGTGTTAGTGCCGGTAGCGGCGATGTTCGGGCACTCGATCCACACGTGAGTCAGGAGATCGCCCTTGGACGGGATCGGGATAGACACTTCGTTGTTAGCACCAAAAGTACCAATGTAATCGAGGCGCTCCGGCTTGATCGCGAACGGCAAATACCGTCTGTAGGCTTGTCGGAAGAAACTCACCGAAGGGGATTCTCCAGTCAAATGCACGTCCTGGATTCCAGTCGCGGTTAAAGCGATCACACCAGCCATTTTTGTTTAACTGTTATATGCTCACATAAAAATTTCACTCGACTTTAATTCAAAGCGCGCGAGATGCTGTTCCAGGCCCTCACCTGGGAGGCCCGAGACGTGAACGACGAGGAAGGGAACGTGAGCGAACACCAAGTCTCCGTCTTCGGGAAGACTGATGCTGGCAAGAGCGTGTGCGTCTCCTTCAACTTTAACCCATACCTTTTCGTGAGGATCCCCGACGATCGCCCGGGCACGCAGAGAGAGATCCTTCGAAAAATAGAAGAGCGATGTCCTGGGTGCGTCCTCTCGGCCACGTTGGAGCACAAGAAAGACATGTGGGGGTACTCTCACGGGGAGACATTCCCTTTCCTGCGTATCGAGAGCAAGGCGCTCGCCCACCGAAAGCAGATCGAGTCCTTCCTCCGGAGGGTGATGTATTTGAATTGCAAGAGTTCCAAGTGGCAACCGAAAGTGTACGAGGCCAATCTCGATCCTTGTCTGGCCTTCATGCACCGTTCGGGCATCTCTTCCACTGGTTGGCTGGAGACCGGCGAGGACTGTCGCAGGTGTAACCTCAACCGCGTCGACATCGACCTCTGGTGTGTGAAGTGGGAAACCTTGCGTCCGGTGGAGAGAGACGACGTCGCCCCGTTCGTCTTGGCCTCGTTTGACATAGAGTCTAACTCATCGACGGGGAAATTTCCCGACCCCCACGTCAAGGACGACGCGTGCTTTCAAATCGGCGTCACCTTGTGTGAGATCGGGAAGGAGGACCAACCTTTCGACAAGACGTGCTTCTGTTACAAAAAAACCTCGGGACTGGAGGGCACACACGTGCTTTCGTTTGACACCGAGCGCGAAATGTTAGAGGCGTTCGGGGAATACATTCACGACAAATCGATAGACATCATGTATGGGTGGAATATTTTTGGGTTTGATTTGGAATACATCATCACTCGAGCCATGATTGTGAAGTGTTCACCCTCTTTCTTTTGTCTCGGGAGGATTAAAGATAGACCCTCTAAGTTGGTCTACAAGACTTTGAGCTCGAGTGCTCTCGGAGATAATAATTTGAAATTGGTGCCGATGCCTGGGCGATTCATCTTTGACATGTTTTTCGAGACTAAAAAAAATTATAAATTGGATAGTTACTCCCTCAATATGGTGTCGAAAAAATTTTTGGGTGATCAAAAAATAGATATGCCACCGAAAGAAATGTTCAAGCGTTTTCGGGAGGGTGACCCCGATAAATTGGCCGAGGTGGCGGAGTACTGTGTGTATGATACACTTCTCCCATCCTTATTGTTAAAAAAAATGTGCACCCTTTTGAACATGTTAGAGATGGCCAAAGCGACGTGGGTCCCTCTCCAGTATTTAGTCGAGCGTGGACAACAAATAAAGGTATTCTCACAGTTGTGTAAGAAGGCTGACGACTTGGGATTCCGGGTTCCAACATTTAAGTACGGTTCGGTCTCTGAGGAGGGATACGTCGGTGCGACCGTGCTCGACGCCCAAAAGGGCGCGTACTACACCCCGATAACAGCGCTCGATTTTGCGTCTCTGTATCCATCGATCATGATGGCGCATAACTTGTGTTACAGCACGTTGGTGATGGATGGAAATAAATACGGCCATCTCGAAAACGTGGAGTACGAAGAATTTCAAGTCGGCGACAGAGTCTATAAATTTGTTCAAAACGTTCCCTCCGTGCTCCCAAGCATTCTCAACGAATTGAAGGCTTTCCGTAAAAAGGCGAAAAAAGACATGGCCAACGCGACGGGGTTCATGAAGGACGTGTATAACGGTAAACAACTCGCGTTTAAAGTGTCGATGAATTCAATGTATGGTTTCACTGGTGCGTCGAAGGGGATGCTACCGTGCATGGCCATCGCGTCGACGACCACGTCCAAGGGGAGGTCGATGATTGAGGAGACGAAAAACTACGTGGAAGAAAACTTTCGTGCAAAGGTAAGGTATGGCGACACGGACTCCGTTATGGTGGAGTTTGACGTCCAGGGGCGCACAGGTCAGGATGCGTTGGACTATTCGTGGGAACTAGGTGAGCGCGCGGCCAAGGAGTGCACCGCCCTTTTCAAAAAACCGAACGATCTGGAGTTGGAAAAAGTGTACTGTCCGTATTTTCTGTACTCCAAGAAAAGATACGCCGCCAAATTGTGGGAGATGGGGAAATCTGGACGGGTCGAGTTCAAATACATCGATGTCAAGGGTCTGCAACTCGTCCGAAGGGACAACACCCCCCACGTCCGCCGCGTGCTCAAGGAGGTCCTCGATTGCATATTGGCGTCCTCCGATCCGAAAGCAGCCATCGACCTGGCGAGAGAGCGGGCGATGGAGTTACTCACGGGCGACGTCTCCAACGACGAACTCATCCTCTCGCAATCCCTCGCGGATTCATACAAAAACCCAAACCTCGCCCACGTCCAGGTGCGAAACAAGATCAGAGACCGCGCCCCGGGTTCAGAGCCGCAGTCGGGTGACCGGGTGCCTTACATACTCACAAAAACGGATGATCCCAAAGCCAAGGCGTACGAAAAGGCCGAGGACCCGAAATACGTGGAGGAGCATGGCGTGCCTGTGGATTACCACTACTATTTCATGAACAAATTCTTGAATCCGGTCTGTGATTTGGTGGAACCTTTGGTGAAAGATCCTAAACAGGAAATTTTCGGAGAGATTATAGAGAGGTACAAGCCTCCTAAAAAAAAGAGGGCACCCAAACAAAAAACCACGATAACTTCACTATTCAAGGCTTTCGAAGAAAGGGCTCACGTTTTGCCTTAACTGTTTCTCATTGTAACACACAGACACAGAAACGAGATGAATCCACGGATCGAGAAGATTGACAAACTCATCGACGATGAGGTTCGAAGGCGCCTGGATGACGAGTTTAAGAAGCGCGTGCAAGAGTCGTTGTCACAGGCGATGCAACTAGAGATTCGCACACAGGTGGACGTGCAGGTGGAGGAGAAGTTGGCGACGTTCCTCGAGCGCATTAGTAAAAAATACAGCATCCCCATGCAACTCCTCCTGGCGGACGTCCCGGAGGTGGGTGAGCACGGGAGGTGTAGGGGGGTGAAACAGAACGGACAGCGGTGCACGCGAAACGGGAAGAGGGAGTTGGAGGGGTACTGCAATCTACATTACTGTCAAAAGAAAAAAGTCGAACCGGTGGTGATTCAGCGCATGAGTGGGCACACCCACCCGGAGTCGATCCCTTTCGACGCGGGTTGTCCGGCGTGTAATCCCAACGGTGACGCACTTAGAGATTTGGGGGATATGTTATTGTAATGAGTAAGTCACAACTTTTATTAAAGTCGATCAACAATTTTTATTCCGATGAAGCCCACAGAACGACGCTACTGAACATTCTCAACAAAAAATCTGGAATCTCCCTGAGGAACATCGAGTGGTTCATATGTAATTACTCGAAGAAGCATCACACGAGTTTCACCACGGCGGAGGGGAAGGTGGTTCCGGTTCATTGCCTGTACAAGTCCTCCCTGAACGGTTATTCGAAAACGCTGTTCGACCCGTTCGCGCGCGCACAAAAGTTCGATTACGTCGTGCCAGGGTCAGGTGAGACGTTACACACGACGATAGCGCAGTTGAATTTCATAAAGTGGTGCATCAGTACTAAGATTATCGATTACATCGAGGCGAATCGCCTCACGCTATTCAAGAAGGAAGAGGTTTGAATAGGCGTCGGTTTCCGAGGCCCGGTGGGTGGTTCCGACATTTCCTCTGGATTTTCCTCGCGCGGTGTCGTCTCCTCCTCCTCGTCCCTCCTCTTCTCCTCGCTTTGGAGGAGTTTGCGCATCTTGCCTCCCTCGAAAACGAACACCTCGTATCCGACGTAGTACATGTGCATGGTATAGACATCGTCGGCGAGGAGGTTCTGTTGGGCCGCGTTCAGTGGTTCAAACGTGAATTCCACCGCGGTTTTGTTCCCCTTGAGTTGCGAGAAATCGAGGTGCCCGGAGAACTGCGCCCTCCGTGGGAATTCGGCGAAGGAGTGTGTGTAGATGTTCCTGTATGGGCGAGAGAGATACCGCCGCATTGGGGTTAGATATTTGTAATATAGGTGTCCAGTTTGCGTAGAATTGGGAAACTTTTCGCCGTTTAGGTAAAATTTAGCCTCATCCATCACCGGTGCAAAGAAGGAGTACACTTGATCGAAATTCACATTGGAGGAGAAATTAAACCTATTTTGGGTGTAGAGTTCACCTTCCTCGGTTTCACCGTTCGCGGTGACGTTTTCGTTCTCGAACTTTGAGTTTCGGAAAAACCAGTGAAGGACCTTGACGGGTTGGTCCGGGACGAGATTCGTGCGAAGGCTCGTCTTCCCTTTCTCCGTCTGCGCGGAGGGGTGGCGGTACACGAGATCGGTGACCAGCGTTTGTCCATTCTTCATAAAGTACATGCGCTCCTCGGGCTCGAGTGTGATTTCCTCGGTGACGATGTGAAACTTGGGCACGGTGAGCGTTTTCGAGGTGTCGGTGAAGAAGGTTTGTTTGTGAAATACGAATTCGAATTCGATCTTTTGTTTGTGACAACAACACACTGGAAAGTACGGTCGGTCCGGTTCATTTTGTGCGTACTCGTCCCCGGAGTACTTCCTCGAGAAGAAAAAATTGAGGGGGATGAAGAGTTCGGTCTCCGAGGTGGAGATGGTGCTGTTGAGGTCGCTCGAATCGTAGGCGAGCGATCTGTTCACGAGAAACCGATTGGCGACTTTTTCAGACATCTCCAGATACAACTCGTCGTAAATCACCCCCCAATCGTCGTAGAACGTCTCCACGTCGACCTCGTCCACGCGCATTCTCACCTCTTTGAATATGTGTCTCCCCAATTGGTCGGCGTACGTGTCGTCCGACGACGCCAACCCGGGCATCGTGAGTCTCACCCACATGTTTGTCAACAGGTCGCCCATCTGCATCGGGTCGAAGCGCACTTTGATCGATTGTTGCCCGAACGGCCAATTCGCGTCGGTGTTCGGGTTGTAGACGGTTTTGCTTCTGTGATATTTACGAAAGTTAGAGTGACTAAGTTTTCGACCGTCGAAGAAGAACGGCGAGTCCTTCGGAGCCTTAGACACCAGATACGTGTCCTGTTTGCCACACAGTGAAGCGAGGGCGATGCGTGCGGCTTCTCCGGGCATTCTAATGTAAAGCAAGATCTTTTTCCCAAAGATTCACGGCGGTCATGCCGCGGAGGACCTCCACCTCTCCCTGCGCCTCCGCAGCCTGGGTGTGCATGCTCTTCACCGCTTCCTCGGTGGTCTGTTCGAATGGTATCTTCAAGAGATAGTCCGTGTCGGGGAACCCCAAGTCGACGAGAGTTTTTTCAACTAGTGCGCGTTTTCGGTTGAAGACGTGGAGTTCGCCGTTAATCACCATGGAGACGAACCTGGCTTTGTTGTTGAGGACTGCAGCCTTGGCCGCGAGTTCTTGCATGAGATTTGTCTTTCGAAGATTGTAATAGTGAAGCCTCACGTGTGCGTAGTCCACTAATATTTCTTCTGGGCTCTCGTATTTTTTAATCCCTTGGTGCGGGTGGAACAGGTGCATGTTACTCACTCGAATGGTTTTCACGAGTCTGAAATCAGAGGCGAAATCCTGACCCTTCCACCCCACGACCGTGAAGCGAACATGCTCGACGGTGGAATCGTTGACATAGGAGGTAATTCTTTTGGCTTCTACCATGGCGTCGAGGTGTTCCTTGAACGTTTGCGTCCACAGCCCGGGTGGGAGTTCGGTGATGGTTCCGGTCGCCTCGTCCCAACACCCCTTCACGAGCCAGTGGTCGCCGTGACGAGACACCTCACCCTTGAATCCCCGCCACCACGGGTTCATTTCGAGTAATTCCTCTCCACAGAGCACGCGACGAATGTTTTCCTTGCACACCTCCGGGTTGAACGGGGGCACGCTGCACGAGAATCCGGTCCCTATGCCCTCTGCGCCGTTCACCAGAATCAAGGGGAGGGTGGGGACGAAGAATTCCGGTTCGATGCGTTTGCCATCGTCTTCGACGTAGGAGAGCACGGCGTCGTCCCTCTGGTCGAACACCTTCCTCGTACCCGGTGCGAGTTTGGTGAAGATGTATCTCGTCGCGCTCGCGTCTTTCCCACCCATCAGTCTGGTCCCGAATTGTCCACACGGTTCGAGGAGATTCACGTTGTTCGAGCCCACGTAATCGTTCGCCAGATTAATGATAGTCTCCGCCAAAGAAACCTCACCGTGGTGATAGCACGTCTTCTCCGACACGTAGGACGCCAATTGCGCCACTTTCATCTCGTTCGTGAGTCCTCGCTGGAGACACGCGTGTATGACTTTTCTTTGCGACGGCTTCAACCCGTCCACCATGGATGGAATGGCTCTTCGAAGG